GAGTGGTTCGCTAACACACTTTGAGGATGTGCTTGAGGTGTATGATAGCCTTGCACCAATGTTTAAAGACCCTGATTACGAACACAAGTTTAAAGTTTTGTATGGTGGGTTTGAAACTAAAGACAGAATAAGCCATGGAATTGCAGGTGTACTAAGCGGAAAAGGCATAGCAACTACTGAGCAGTTTATACACACGCCACCTGTGCCATCAAATAAGTACGCTATGTATTACAATATGATTAATGTGTGCTTAATTCCACTTAGACCTAACCGTTTTAACTCAAACAAATCAAACTTAAAGATGCTGGAAAGCGGATTTAAAAAGAGATGTGCAATAGTTAGTGAGGTTGACCCTTACATATCGGTTATAAACAAAACGCCAAAGAATTGTTTAACGGTAAAAAATAGGCACGATTGGTTTAAGAACATGAGTAAGGTAATTAAAAACCCTAACATGAGATTTGATTTAGCCGAGCAGTTATATCAGGATGTTCAACCATATCATGCCAACGAGATTTCAAAAATTAGATATCAACTTTATAAATCATTAACTAATTAATTATGCTAATAGAACTATCAATTGCCTGCATGGCAGTAATTATAACATCCTTTGTGGATATACCGAATTGGTTAGATCGTAAACCATTTAACTGTGTGGTGTGTTTAGCATTTTGGGCAGCGTTGATATACGAATTAACGACCTTGCAACCATTGCATAGTTTTTTATTTTACCCATTCCTAACTGCGTATGTAGCCTACATCCTTAAAAAGTTAATGCATATATGAGAACATTTTTAGAAATATATAATGATGCTGTTGCTAATGGAATAGTCGAAGTGTTTGAGAAAACAAATGCGTTAAAGGCTCAATACTTAATTATGGGTTGGGATACGAACTCAATTAACTATGAGTTTACGCAGCAACAACTTTTAGTTTTATCAAGTCTTCAGCATGAGATTACAGGTATAAGACCGGGTAGCTGTTCAGGGTGTGTACAAGATGTAATCAGAAGAATGAATCAATGGCTTATGAAGAATAAACCATTGCCAGAACCATCACAAGTTAAACAAAATGAAACCAAACGTAAGCGTAAAGCATAGCGGACATATTGGTGACATATTTTATTCACTTAATATGGTTAAGAGCATAGCGGCTAAACATGGCCCTGTTGATTTGTATATCGGCTTTGATGTTGCAAACCAAACACATAATCATCCAAGTGGAAAGTACACCATGACGGATAAGTCTTTTGCTTATGTGTTGTCATTGCTTGAAACTTTACCGTACATTAATAAAGTGTACAAGCATAACGGACAAGCAATAGATTATGACTTAGATAAGTTTAGGTTGCAAGGGTTTAATTTAGCAAGTTCAGATTTAAGAAAGTGGTATTCATATATGTACCCTGACTTTGAAGTTAACCTAAGTGATAAGTTAATTGAGGCAGATAAGACTTACGATTATTTAAAGCATGCAGTAGTAGTTAACCTAACTAAGCGATATAGAAATTCATCTATTAACTATCGGTTATTAGAAAAATTAAACAGACCTATTTACTTTGTAGGACTTGATGACGAGTATGTATTATTTCAGTTATATCAAATAGAGCATAAAAGAATAGTAGTAAAAGATGCGTTACACATGAGCAACATCTTAAATAGTTGTTACTTGTTTATTGGTAACCAAAGCAGCACATTTGCATTGGCTGAACAGATGAAAATAAACCGAGCATTGGAAGTACACAACGGATGCCCTAATGTAATAGTAAGTGGTGCTAATGGCATTGACTATATGACAAAAGAAGGCTTACAATATATAATTAAAAAGCATGGCAGAAACAAGTAATTACAATACGATAAAAGCAAACAATAAAAAAAAATGAAAAAACTATTAATCATCGCAGCAATTGTAACAGTATTTGCGAGCTGCACAAAAGAAGAAACACTAACACTTTCAACACCTAAGTTTACAGCGTTTGGGAGTTATCAAATAGAAGGCACAACAAGCTACATGCAGCTAATAGGGTCAAGCAATAGCAAATACCACGGCTTAGTATTAGGTAGAAGTATGGCAGGTAATAACGTAAATGCTGATATGTTTTTCACAATTCAATTTACAGATAGCATTACGTTTAAAACTATACCTTCAGGCATGAGTAGAGAAGATGTATACACATTTATAGACACAAACTACAATAACCCTGTTGTATTTTATAAAAGTTGGAACAGTTCGGAAACACTTAAACTAAAAAGAATTAATTAATGGGCAAACATAAGTACATAAAAACACCCGAAAAGATGTGGGAGTTATTTGAACAATACAGAGCATACACTAAAAGTAGACCTATATTAGTGCAAGACTTTGTTGGAAAAGATGGAGATGAGGTAAACCGCAAAAAGGAAAGACCATTAACAATAGATGGGTTTGAGTGCTGGTGTTACGATAACGACATTATAGGCGATTTAAGCAACTATTTTGCAAATAGCGATAATAAGTATAGCGAATATTCAACTATCTGTTCACGCATACGCAAAGCAGTAAGAACAGATCAAATAGAAGGCGGTATGTCAGGCATTTATAATTCGAGCATAACACAGCGTTTAAATGGTTTGACCGATAAGAGTGAAGTGATGGTTAAGGAACAACCACTTTTTAAAGACGAAAACGAAGAAAACCAATAAAACCGCTTGTCTATGCGGTGAGCAAATGGCATTTAAGTATACAACAGCAATAAAAAAGTTACGCAAATTAAAGGCACGAAAAAAAGTAGTGCAAGGCGGAACAAGTGCGGGTAAGACATTCGGTATACTGCCAATACTAATTGACAAGGCAGCAAAGCAATCAGGGTTGGAGATAAGTGTAGTATCCGAAACCATCCCACATTTGAGGCGTGGTGCAATAAAGGACTTCTTAAAAATCATGCACGAAACCAACCGCTATTTCGAGGCAAATTGGAATCGCACGTTATTGACTTATCGTTTTGCCAATGATTCCTACGTTGAGTTCTTTAGTGCCGAGCAAGAAAGTAAACTACGAGGTGCAAGGCGTAACATCCTTTATATTAATGAGGCAAACAACATTAGTTTTGAATCCTACCATCAGTTAGCAATAAGGACATCGGATGATATATGGTTGGACTTTAACCCGACATCGGAATTTTGGGCGCATACAGAAGTATTAAAAGATGATGACTCCGAACACATCATATTAACCTACAAGGATAACGAGGCACTACCTGAGAACATTATAAAGGATATTGAGAGTGCAAGAAATAAAGCAGACACATCACCTTATTGGGCAAATTGGTGGAGGGTATATGGATTAGGTGAGATAGGTAACTTACAAGGAGTAGTGATTGACAACTGGCAGCAATGCGAAGGCATACCACTTGATGCAAAGTTAGTAGCATACGGAACGGACTTTGGATTTACAAACGACCCTACCACGTTAATAGCTGTTTACAAACAAGAAGGCAAGCTATGGGTTGATGAGTTACTATACCGAACGAACATGACCAATAGCGAGATAGGCAACTTTTACAAAACGCAAAACATAGGCAGGGCAGAAATCATTTGTGATAGTGCAGAGCCGAAGTCAATTGAGGAATTAAGAAGGCAAGGTTTTAATGTTCACCCTGCCATGAAAGGCCCTGATTCAATCAAGATAGGTATTGACATATTGAAGCGTTACGAAATAATGGTAACTAAACGTTCAACTAATTTAATTAAAGAGTTACGCAGCTACCTTTGGGAAACTGACAGAGATGGTAAGTTGACGGGAAAACCAATTGATCACAATAACCACGCAATAGATGCTTTGCGTTACATTGGATTAAACAAACTTAACAATCGACCTGCTGGCAAGTACGCCACCATCGGAATAAGTTAAGCATTATTCGGCTTATTGTATATTTATAGTTATGATAAGTAAATATTCAGATTTAACAATTAAGCAATTTCTAAACTGCAAACTAATATCGGAAATGCAAACAGATCCGATAGATAGAAACGTGCGCTTACTTGCAGAGGTGAGCGGTAAAACTGTGGATGAAATTGAAAGCTTACCATTAACCGAATTAAAAGCCAAACTAAAATACTTAGCAAACATTGAAGACTTGGGAGAAGTTGGCAAAGTGCGTATGAAGTTTAAAGTTAAGAGTAAATGGTTTAAAGTTATTTGGAAAACGCAGGAGTTAACATCAGGCCAATATATTGATGTATCACACTTCACAAAAGAACCCGATAAGATAATATACAACATCCACAACATCTTAGCTGCTATATCTGTGCCAATGAAGTATGGATTGGTTCAGCAAAAGTACGATGGGGCGAAGCATAAAGACATAGCCGACCTACTATACAACCACATGACAATTGCACAAGCCTATCCAAT